GCGTCGCCGGCTTGGCCTTCGTCGCCCTCGTCGCCCTCGCCTTCGCTGCCGGCGTCGGCGCCATCTGTTTCCTGGTCAAGCAGGTCAACGTCGTCAGCGCCGCCGCCCCCGGTGCTGCCCTCCTCGTCGGGCGACATCAGCTTGTGCGACAACAGCAGGCGGCGGAGCTTGAGGGGTGGCATTCGGTTGGTCGATGCGTTTGAACGGACTGCATTGGACGGCTTTGCTGTCGCTGATCGCAAACCGCATCAGTGGCCCTAAACCCCCGGCAATACAGGCGGCGGCAGGTTGGGCACGCTGACCGCGCGGGGGCTCGCCTGCAGCATCTCCTGCAGGGCCTGGGCGCTGGCCAGTTGCTGCTGCTCCTGAGCGCCCATGGTCTCGGCGATGGTCTTGGCCGTCTGGGCGCGCTTGAGGTCGGCGTCGGCGATGGTGCGCACGGTGTTGGCGCGCGCCTGGCCGGCGTTGGCACTGGCTTCCTCGGCCATGGCCAGCAGGGCCTGGGCCTGCGGGTCGGGCTGTGCGCCCTGTTGCTCGGCGGCCAGCTCTTCCTTCTCGCGCTCGGACGGCTTGATGACGCCCATGCGCACCAGCTTGCGGCGGAAGTAGTCGCGGGCGTCGTTGATGCCCTCGCCCTCCATGTTCATCATGGCCAGGCCGCTCAGCACCGCCTGGGTCTCCGGGTCTTGGGTGAGCTGCAGCATGCCGGTCAGCGCGCGCACGGTCGCCGAGCGCTTGCTGCTGCTGCTGGGGCCCACATCGACGTCCACCTCGAAACTGGCCTTGCTGAGGTCGTTCTCGACGTACTCGGTGGCGGTCTCGGGGTCGTAGGCCGGCTGGTTCAGCACCACGCTGGATGCGTTGCCGTTGGCGTCGATCACCTTCATGCGGCGGCCTTGCTCCACCGCGATGTCCTTCATCATCGACAGCCACACCTCGCCCGAGCGCTTCATGCTCTTGGCCAGGTTGCTCATGTAAATGAAGACCTGCATGTCCAGCCGGTTCTGGATCAGCTCGACAGCCTTTCCGCTGAGGTTGGGCTGTAGCTGCTCACCGGCCTGCTGGTTGCCCAGCAGCTCCTCCAGGGCCTGCGAGGCGATCTGCACCAGGGCGGCCATGGCGGGCGGGATGTTGGGGGCCTTGGTGTAGGCCTGCGGGGCAGCCGTACCGGGTACCGGGTTGCCCTCGGCGTCGCGCAGCGCGTTGGCCAGCAGGTAGGGGAAGCGGCTTACGTTGTCGGCGGCCCACATCTCGGCGTGGCCGGCGATCTGCTCAGGCGACAGGATGGGCTTCTCGATGTCGAAGCGCCCGGCCATGTCGGCCAGCCACGACAGCAGCGAGTTCATCAGGCGCTGGGCGTCCTTGGCCAGGCGCACGTGGCCCATGCAGCGCTCCACGCCGTCGATCACCCAGCGCTTGCCGTAGAACGGGATCACGGGGATGCAGCGGCCAGCGATGCGCTGGGGCTTGTGCTCGCCGGTGGCGAAGATCTTGCCGCCGGTCATCGTGTACTTCATGACCTTGCAGCGGCGCACCTTCTTCTGCCGCACCTCGCGGAAGCCCGTGGCCAGCAGCTCGTCCAGCATGGCCGGGTCGTCGTCCAGCTCGGCCTCGGTCACGCGCAACTCGGGCGCCTCCTCGTCCAGGCCGCGGAAGAAGCGCACCAGCTCGCTGCCCTCCTCGATGCGGTACAGCTCGCAGACCCACACCAGGTCCGGCGTGCACCAGTCGAACTCGCTCTGGTGGATGTCCTTGGGCCAGCTCGACGGGCTGTCGTCGAACTCGGCCTCGTAGGCCCGGCGCGGGTACGGGGTCAGCACGAAGCAGCGCTTGGCGTCGGCCTTGTCGTAGCGCTTGGCCGCCAGATCGAAGAAGACGGTGGAGTCGGCGTCGAAGATCGGCTGCATGACGACGCGCTGGCGCTCGTCTTCGTCGTCGTCCTCGTCCTCGTAGCAGGCCCGCAGGCGCCAAGCGCCGAAACCGCCGCTGGTGCCCTCTTCGTAGGCGTTGTCGTAGGCCTCGTCGGCGGTGCATGCGCGCTCGTCGGCGCGAAACAGGCCGTCGCAGGTGTCGGCCATGTCGTCGTCGGCGCTGCCGTCGCGCGGCTGGAAGTCGACGGTGATGCGGTTGTTCCGGTACTCGTTGATGACCCGGATCACGGCCAGGTGCACCTTGTTGAACTCGAACCGGGGCTTGTTCTCGAACTGCTCGCCCAGCGGGCCTTCCCATTGGGCGCCGGCGATGTAGGCGAAGCGGCGGTCCTGCAGGCACTGCAGCCGCTCGTCGCGCAGCGCGCTCTGGATCTCGTCGAACTCGACGAGCGCCTCGTAGTGGATCTGCGCCAGGCGCTCTTGCTGGGACTGTCGGGCCATCAGTTCATCCCCCGGGTTCGGGTCAGATGAGCTGCTGGCGGCTCGGTCTACTCAGCGGGCCGGCGCACGCTGGCGGCCGGTCGTTGCACGGTCGGCAGTTTATCGACGGGCGTACGGGCTGACCATCGGAATCGGGGCCGAAGGCGGCGCCGCGGGCGCGGCCGGCTTCACGATGGACGGGAACAGCTCGGCCAAGGCCCAGATGTGCGCATCGGCGCGGTTGGGCGACTTCGGGCCCGTGTAGCCGCCGGTGCTGAAGGCGCACAGCTCGTCCTCCAGCTTCGGGAACAGGCCCACATGGCGCACCTTGCCCTCGCCGTACATCGCTGAGAACGGCTCGGCCCGCTGCACCTTGCCGCGGCTGGCCGTCACCATCTTGAACGGCACCCGGGTCTGCAGGGCGTTGGCCGCCACGGCGATGGTGCTCTTGACCATGCCGCCGCCGAAGTTCGCCTCGCCCACGATCAAGTCGGCGCGGTGCCGCATGAACGCCTGCACCGCCACCCTGCCCCAGGTGGTCGGGCCGCCCTTCACGGTCAGGTCCTCCAGCAGGTAGGCCCGGCCATCGGTGCCCAGGGCGTCGACCGCAATGCCCACCTCGTCGTTGTCTGCGTTGGCCTCGTCGTCGCTGGCGCCCGAAGGGTCGACCGACACCACCACGCGCACGAAGGGCGGTAGCTCCTCGCCTTCGACCACGCGCCACTTGTCGATCGCGGCCTCGTCGAACAGCGCATTGGGCGTGCCGTCGCTGAACTCGCCGCGCAAGAACCGGCGCTTCATCCGGTCCGACAGGCCCTCCAGCGTCGCCAAGTACTCGGGGCTCAGGTTGTCCTCGTTGTCCTTGGGGTTCATCTGGAACGAGGCGTAGTTCTCCGGGTTGGGCAGCGGCTCCTTCGTCTCGGGGTCCACCTTCTGGCGGAACACCTTGAACGTCCAGTGCAGCTTGCTGGGCGGGTTGCAGTCGAACAGGAAGCGCAGCTTCAGCGGCGTGGGCGGGCGGCCGGGCAGCACCTGCATGACCTTCTGGGCCAAGCGCGTGAGCAGCAGCTGCACGCCGGCCCAGGCCACCTGGCTGGCCTCGTTGACGTAGACCGTGGCGTACTCGGCGCCCAGGATCTTCTCCATGCGCTCTTTGTCGTCCAGGCCGGCGAACCAGATCTCAGACCCGCCGGGCAGCTTCACGTAGCCGTCGCTCTTGGCCAGGTCGTAGTGCACGCCGGGGAAGCACACCCGCATCACCTTGGGGAATGTGTCCAGGATCACCGTGGCCTTCAGGTGCACGTAGCGGAAGCGCACCACCAAGTGCCGCGAGCCCGGCGCCTTGAGCGCGCGCAGCACGATGGTGCGGATGGCCAGGAAGGTCTTGCCGCTGCGGCCGCCGCCGAACAGCATGACCCAGGTGGCCATGCCGCTCAGCACGGTGTTGATGGCCTCGCGCTGGCGCGGGGTTGGGGCAAAGCTCATCCCCGTTCCCACTCAGCTCGGAACAGATCAGCCGGTATGACGGACTCGCCCTCGAACAAAGCCACCACCATGCGTCCTGACACCGTGTCGTTTTGCCAGTGCACATGGCAGGCCGGGTTTCGGCTTCGGAATGTGCGACAGGCCTCGTCGTATTGCTGTTGGGTGCCGTCTACCGTCCAGTTGGCCGCCTCAAGCATGTCGCACAGCAACGCGGTGCGCTGAGCCAGAACGCTCACAGATCGGCCTCCTTCTCGGTGATGGCGAACTGCACCGGCCCACCGCCGATGCCGCCGTGCTCATGCTTCTCGGTGAACAGCTTCAGGTGCTTTCCCAGCAGCTCTTTGCCCTTCAGCGCGGCATTGAACTCGCCCGCGCTCTCGGCCTTGGTGGCAATGCGCTCGATGTCGGCCAGAACCTTCTCGGCCGTCAGCTCCAGCTTGGCCGCGATGCGCGCACGGGCCTCGTCCAGCGCCTTGCGGATGTGCGGCTTGGTCAGCAGCTCCGACCCGATGCGGGCGGCATTGCGCTCGCTGTAGCCCGACGCCATGGCCGCGCGCGTGGCATTCCCGTCGACCAGGTACTCGGCGACGAAGCGCTCCTGTTTCGCGGTCATCCCGCTGGCTGTGTCGTGTTTCGGCATGGTCTCAATGCGGCCGCAGCCGCCCCTCTTCGTAGTTTTCCCGTCCGTCGAGCGCATGGTGCGTCCACAGGCCCGGGTGTTCAACGTCTTCGACCGGCTTGCACCAGCAGGAGCCGTCCAGCTCGTGCTCGCGCAGATCGTCCAGCGGGACGACGTGCAGCTCGTCAGTCTTCAGCATGGCGGCCATCCTCGGTCGGCGCGCAGCGCAGCCACTTGCAGTCCTTGGCCAGGTGGCCGGCGGCGCCGCAGAGGCAGCAGTAGTTCACCACCCTCATGGCTGCACCTGGCAGACACGCCAGGTCACCCCGGCCAATTCAAAACGCTCGCCCACGCGCACCACGAAGGGCGCCATCTGAGGGCCGGAGTACTGCAGGCGCAGCGCGGCCCAGTTGCCGCGGCCCACGGGCTTGGCCAGGACGGTCATGCGAACCTCACAGCGTCAACGCCGAGCCCGGCCCAGTCGCTGCGCTTGATGGCGATCCGCACAGCCTGAACGGCGGTGGCGCCAGCCTCCAGCGCGCCCCAGGCGTAGTCCTGGCCGGCGCCCATTGCTGCCACGCGTTCGCGCAGCAGCGTGTACTGCAGCTCGTTGCCAAGCAGCCAGGGCCGGCGCTTCTCGTCGATCACCAGGGCGCACTGGTTTGGCAGCTCGGTCGCCGGCATGAACGCCAGGGCATCAGGCCGCTCACGCTCGCCACGCATCCATGCCAGCACAGCCATGCAGAAGCTGCCGTTGCCCGTGAAGCCCACCAGGAATTGCTGGCCGTCAGCGGCGGCGATGCGGAACACCTTGCGGACGCGGCGCTTGCAGCCACCGCTCCAGCTGGCCTGGTCAGCGGCGAGGGTGTGGCCGTCCCATGCAATCGTCGTCATGCGGGAACAGCCTCCAGCAGCTCGGGCTGCTCCACCGGCTCGCGCAGCGCCCAAGCCTCGACCCGCACGCACGGCGTGGCCGCATAGCGCTTGCGCACCCGCACGTCCACCACCTGCACGTCGTCGCGCCAGAGCACGCCATTGCAGCCGTCGAACACGGCCTTGCACACGTTGTCGATGTCGGGCTTCGTCGTCGGCATGTGCTCGCCGGCCAGGGCCTCGCGCTGCTTCTTGCCCGACCAGCTCGCCGGCACCTGGCAGTCCAGCACCAGGAACACCGAGACCGGGCCGTCCAGCATCGGGCGTCCGGCCATGGCGGCCTGGGCGGCGTGGGCGATCAGGCCCTCGTAGGCCACCGTCTTGGCCGGCGTGGCCATGCGGCTGAACCCGCCAATGCGGACGATCTTGGCGCGGCCCTTGCCCTGTGGCTGGCCGGGGATGGTGAACGCGACCTTCATTCGTAGTACTCCCGCGCAGCATCGGCCAAGCCGTAGGGCAGCGATGCAACCATCTCCCTGATCGCCTGTTCTTTGCCGCGCGCGCTGCCCCGCGCTTCTGCCACGGGAACCCAGTTCTCGTAGGCGCCGCGGTCGCTGATGGTCAGCTCCAAGCGCAGGCGGAGGCCGTCATCCATTGGGTAGCTGCGCTCAAACCACTTGCAATGCTTGGCGATGTGGTCGGCCAGGCACCCGGCGGCGTAGCGCTTGAGGCCCTCGAACAGCCGATTGCGCTCCTCGACAGTGCGGCAGAAGCGCAGGTCATCGCGGCTGACGCAGCGATCAAACGCGAAGTTCATCGGCTCCGGCTGCTCTGGGCGCCGGATCTCCAAGGGCATCAACGACTCGAGGTACATCACGATGCAGCCCCCTTCGCCATGGCCACGAAAGCCGGCCAGCCGTAGTACGCCGCCAGCCAGAAGGCGATCAGGGCCGCCACCACCCAGCGCATCGCGCCCGTGTCGAGCGCCGGCTTGGCCTCGCCCAGCTCCTGGGTGTCCACCAGCTCAAAGCCGGGCTTCTGGCTCAAGCAGCCGCGCCCCTGGCGGCAGGTGTGGTCTTGGGGGCAGTGTTTGCAGCTCATAGGGTCACCACGGTGTGTCGGGTCTGCTTGGCGCGCAGCACCCGGTTGAGTCGTTGCTGGGTCTCGGCCTGGGCCACGGCCATCTCGTGCTCGGTCAGGCCTTCCATGCACTGCCGGTACACGTCCACCACGTCGCGCAGTGCCTGCAGCCCGGGGCCGTCCAGTCGCATGCCCTGCCCGGCTTTGAAGCGCTCCGAAGCGCCCACCAGGGCCAGGATCGCGTCATGCACCAAAGGCATAACCTCGGCGCTTTCTAGTTTTCGGAGGCAAACCGCCAGGGTTTCCACGGTGTTCACGGCGTCCGAGAGCGAGCGCCATTCCTGCTCGCCCGGGTGCTTGCCGCAGGCCATCGCGTCGAGGGCCGTGTAGAAGTCGAACAGCACCTTCTCGCGCTTGGCCTTGGGCGCCGGCCGCGTCAGGGTGAAGGGCGTTGCCAGCACCGGGCGCGGCTTGTAGGGGGTGCGCTTGCGGGTCATGCCGCAGTCCCGCAGTAGGAACACAACTTGGCAAGCCCAAGCGGCGCGCCGCAGCCCTGGCATTCCTTGTGCCGCAGCAGTTTTGAGTGAAGCAGCCCTTGTTGCTGGGCTTGCTGCCGGGCGTAGGCGGCCAGTTCAGCACTGAGCGCAGCCTGCCTCGCGGCCTCCCGCTTTTGCCGATCAATGGCCAGCAGCAATGGGGCGATGTCTAGGAACATGCGGCCACCGCCTGTTGGGCCGCGCGCAGCGCCAAGCCTCGGTTGTCGATGAACATCGGGCACCAGCTCTGCTGGCTCAGCACGACGCTGCCGTCGATGACGGCCAGGTGCACGCTGGGCCAGTCCGTTGCCCGGGCGCACTGCATGGCCTGCGGGCACTGGCAGGCGGTCGGGCGGCAGCGGGCCATGTCGTGGGGAAGGTGCGGGGTCAAAACATCTCCTCGGCGGCCATGGGCCGCGGGTCCGCTTCGGCCGGCTCTTGCGGCAGGGGCCTGCGGTGGTTGGCCAGCTCCGGCCAGGTGCGCTTGATCTCGGCGGTGACGGCGCCCCAGCGCTTGCGGTCCGTCTCGCGGAAGTGCTGCCAGCACAGCCCGGGCTTCTGCTCGCCCTCGTCGTTGATGCACCCGGAGTTGGGGCAGCCCCAGGCCGCGCAGCGGTAGCTGGTCCGGGGTTCGGGATTCGGCATGCCGCGGGCCATGGCGATCAGCCCCGCGCTGCGCGGATCTGGGCCGCGATCTCGGCCTGGCGCCGGCGCGTCTCGGCCTTGGCCAGGGCGTCAGCGCCGGGGCCAGGCTCTTCGCGCTGGGCGACGAGCTGCTCGCGCAAGGCCAGCAGCTTGGCCCGGGCCTCGCGCTCGGCGGGCGACGCGCAGTCGGAGCCGCCCACCAGCTCGAGCAGCGGGACCTGGGCCGCAGCGGGGCTCGGGAGCTGCTGCAGCTCCGTGTTGGGCAGTCGACCCAGGTGCACCGCCTCGCGGATGGCGGCATCGCGCTGGCGCTTGTCGTGGCCCAAGCTCGTCTCCCAGGCCACCGGGCGGCGGGCCTTGCGGGCTTCGCCGACCAGGCGCTCGTAGGCGTCGCGGAAGGCCATGCGGGCGCCGACCTTGTCGCCCAGCTCAAACACCGGCTTGGCGGCGAACCAGGCCTGGGCCATCTCGGCCGTCCAGACCACGGTCGCGTCCTCGTCGGCCGCATTGAGCGCGCCGGCCCACGCCTCGTCGGCACCGGGGCGGCCGTCGTCTTCGGCAGCGCCTTGCAGCTGGGCAATGACATCGGCGGGCTTCGGCATGAACCGGCCGCGCTGCGGATCGGCCAAGTGCGCCTCCAGCGCGAACCGAACCTGCTCCAGCGAGAACGGCGCCAGGGTCCGGAAGTACAAGGCCCGAGCCGTCCCGTTCATCGGTTGGCCTGGCTGCAGCAGGGCAGCCACGTCGTCGAGCAAGGCCGCGAAGGCCTCGAAGTCGTCACGGTGCATGGGTCAACTCCTTCGGCCGTTGGCCGGTGGTGTGGTCCGCTGGGAGGCCGTCCAGCAGGCGCTGGGCCTCGGCGTTGGCCGCTGCGTTCGCAGCCTGGCGCTGGGCTTCGGTCAATCGCCCTGCAGGGGGGCGTCGTCCGGCTTTGGACTTGCAGGACGCGACGAGCCACTCGGCGACATCCGCTGGCCGCTCGACCACCGCCGAGCGCACCGCTTCGACCACGACGTCGTCGCCGTAGTCCTTGACCAGCTTTCCGACGAAGCTGCCGCACTGCTTGGCCGGCATGCCCTGCTGCTCGAGCAGCGACTTGCCTGCGGACCAGAGCTCGGCCTTGGTCAGCTCGGCGGCGCTGGCGCCCGCTCCGTCAGGAGCGGAATTACTTAATCCCTGTCCCTGTCCCTGTCCCTGTCCCTGTCCCTGTCCCTGTCCCTGTCCCTGTCCCTTGGATGCTGTTTCCCGGGCTTGTCCCTGGGACGCCTGACCCGTGTCCCTGGGGACACTGAGCGTTTGTCCCTGGGGACAGCCGAGCGATAGCCAGTCCTCGAACTCGGGCATCTGGAGGGCGTTTTCTCCAGTGAGCTGGTGCCGTTGGTTGTGCTTCTTCAGGCGTGCGGATTCTGTGCGCCACCGCTGCTCAAGTTTTGAGCGCCAGGACTCGCGTGCCTTTTCTGCAACTGTTGGGTGATAGAGACGACCGTCGCTGCACTTGATCCATCCGTGCAAAGCGCCGGGCCGAACGCGCTTCCACTCGCGAACAACTCGGCCGTAGCCCGCCAAATTGGCCAGCTCCGCGTCGTCATCGGGCAGGCTGGCGGCCGGGATCTGGTGCCACGAAGCGCACCAAAGAAGCACCGCCGCGCGGAACTCGTCGCCGCTGGCCTTGGCTGCAATGCCGGAGTCGCGCAGGCGCAAAACGTCCAGGGGCATGAATGCGAAGTCGCGCAAGTCGACCTCAGCGGCGATGAGGGGCTCCTGCAGCGGCTCCGTCATGCGGCCACCTTCAAGGCCTGCACGAGCATCGCCAGCTCGGGTAGCAAGCCCTCCCCTTTGGCCAGGGCGCGCGCGCGGCGGGCCG